ATCTTCCGGTAGTCCACAAAGGCCCAGTCAGACCACCCGGAGCCCGTCCCTGATCGTGCCCAGAGACGGAAGCTGCCGTTGAGCGAGACCACTGTCGCGAGCGAGTTGACCGTCGTGAGGCCCGTTGACGGTGCCGGTGCGCCGATCGCCGTCTTTCCCCACTGGATCCGGTCGCCCGGGGGCATCGTGGACAACTCGACATCCACGGCGGTCACGAACTCACCATCGGCCGGGTAAAACGAAACGAGGTCGATTGTGTCCGGGTACGCCCGATAAAAGATGCGCGTCGAAACGTAGGTGTGCCCCTTCCGGTCGTGGAGCGTGACGGTGATGAGGTTTGCCCCGGCGAAGAACCAGTGCCGCTGGCCATAAACGAACTCGCCCGTCGGCTCCATGCTGATGTCGTCGAGCATGGATCGGCCAGTCCCGCTGACTGTCGACGACTCCACCGTGACGCGCACGAGATCACCGTCGAGGTCGGTGGCCACAAAGCGGACCGTATAAAGCTCGTCGGGCAGCCGGTCGAAGCTGGTCTCGGGCGCAATCCAGTCAATCTCCGGGGCCACGTTCGCCGCGGGCGGTACGCGGAGCAGCACCTCAAGGTAATCGGCGGACTCCTCGGCGTTGCTGATGGACCGCAGGCGCACGTATCCGAGTTCCTGCGTGACCCGCAGCACGTCGAGTTCGGGGTGGGTCCACGCGGCTACGTTCGAGAGCGGAACCAGCCAGACTTGGGTGTTCGTCGTGATGGCCCGCGGCCTGGTGCCGAGACGCCCCCGCAGAATGGTGTAGGTATGGTCAGCCGGCGCGACTGCCACGCGGGTCACCACGGAGGCGAGTTCAAGGTCAGCCTCCCCGTCGGTGATGGTCACAACCCCGTCGGCCACCTCGGCGAACACGAGCAGCACCCGGTTCAATGTCGCGTCGGTCTCCGTCTCGGGCAGTAGTCCGGCGAGGTAGCTGTCGGGTCCATCGGCGCCATCCACGAGATGCAGGGTGACCTCTGATGCGTCGCCCGAGGCGGCCCCCTGCGGCACCAGCCGGCAGGCGAACCCGGTCTGGATCCCAAGCGTCGCGAACACGCCGTCCGGGTCGGTGCCGAAGTAGAGCGACAGCCCGTTGATGGCCTGCGTTGGCCTGGTGGCGAGCACGGCAATGCTGGTCTCTGGCCACTCGTCAGCCGGGAGCGGGATCACGAGCGCGTGTTCGATCGGCGGAACGTCCGGGGATGTCGGGTTGTCCACGGGTGCCGTCGGCGAGAACGGCGTCGAGGCGGTGAGCGGGTCGCACACGAGCGCCAGTTTGGTCGCCTTCCCGGCCGCATCTCGCCTGTCCATGATGACTGCCAACTGGTTCAGGCTGCCGCCGCCCGGCTCCGGGTCGATGTCGACGATCACCTTGTCACCCGGCCCGAGGTTCCCGAGGCGTTCCGGCCGGACGGACAGCTTGACCGACGTGGCCGGGAGCATCTCGCGTCGCAGCAGTTCGGCAGCCCACGCCGCGCACTGGTCGCGCCGGGTGATGTGAGGCATCTCGACCGTTTTGAGGCTAGGGCTGCCCCGTAGCTCGTTGGCGATGGGGTTGTGAGCGACCTCGTCGGCGGCCTTGAACTCGCGAAGATGGTCGAAGTATTTGACGGCGATGCTGGTCGGCACGTCGCCCCACGACGGGGCCGAAAGCTCGACCATGGAGCCTTCTGCCAGGCACGCCGCGTCGATGGTGGTGAGCCCGCCCGGATTGACGCCGGGCTTCATCAACCGCACGGCAAGCGTGCCGGAAGGTGTCCACGCCAGCGCCCCGTCGAACATGGCCAGCAGCGAGGCCACTGAATCGCGGAGGCTGGCGGTCGTTGTGATGAGGGGCGAGCAGTAGGCCGTGGCCCGCTTCCCGTAGGCGTAGGCCGCAGCAGCCTCCCAGGATGCACCGTCGAATCGGTCCACGGGCAGCCCGGCTCCGAACTGCGGGTGAGTCAGAAGCTCGGCAATGGCGGCCACCGGGTTGATCTGGCCTTCGCTCTGCGTGTTGTAGGTGGCCGAAACGATCGAGACATCGACGACCGGCTTGCGCCGCACGATCACCTGGAGGTTTGGGGCGGATGTCTTCTCGGTTCCGAAAAGGAGCGACTTGCCAACGAGGTAGGCGACGCCCCGGTATCGCGGTCGGCCGAGAGCTTCGAGCGTCGTGTCGATGGGCTGTGCGTCGGTGCCCCAGTAGAATTTCAACGAGCCACCCGGCCCGAGGTACTTCGAAGGGATGGACCCCGACAGGTCTGCCGGCGTGTCGCCCGAGCGCGTGATGACGCCGTCGAAGATTTTCAGCCGGTCGAACAGAATGCCCGTTATCGCGTCCACCGGCCCGAGGCAAACGGCGCCGACCACGGTCCCGAAATAGTTGTAACGCTTCCCGGCATCGCCGCCCTTGTCGGAGGATCCCATAGGTTACTTCTTTCCGATGGATTCGCCGGTTTGCACGGCCTTCATGTCGAGTGCCTCATCGATCCAGAGGATGGCGATCATGCGCGTCCCGGCGAGGTACGGCAGCGGTCCAGCCTCCTGCGCGGTTGCGATCGTCTGTTCCTCGACGGGGATCTCGTCGGTGGCGAATGGTGTCTGGCCTTTGTTCATCGGAGCTTCGGCCTCCACGCCGCGGCGAGCCTGGACGCCCAGGCGGATGGGAGCGCGCTCACCGGAGCGATCGATGCACCGGCTGGGTGCGAGGCGTGCGCCACGTAGTTGCCCTGGAGCAGGACGCCAAGGTGATGGATGCACGTGCCAACCCGGAACCCGAGCAAGTCGCCCGGCATAATGTGGTCGACGTTCACTCGTTCGAACCACTCGATCGCGTCCGGCCCGTCGAGCCATTCCTCCATGAGGCTGTGCCGTTGAGCGCGCGACCACACTGGCGCCCCGGCTGGCGGCCGGATGTCACCGACCCAACCGGCCTCCCGATAGATTTCGGACACGAGCAGGTGGCAACAGACGCCGGCACCCTTCACGGCTGAGTTGGCGCAGAACGGGGTTCCAAGCCACGAGTGAGCGACATCGAACAGCCGGTCGAGTTCCGTTTGGGTCGGCTCTCTCATGTCTGGCCTTTCTTGCCCGCCGTCGTCGCCGATTTCTTCCGAGGGGTGAAAGCCGGGTTCGCATCCGGCAAGAAAGGGAACCCGCCGAAGTTGGTGAAGTTGTCGAACTTCCCGCGGGTGTTGCTGGGCGACGAGTAGGCCTTGCACGTGCCCGCCGAACCGTCACACCCGGGGATGATGGTGACTGCCTCGTTCACTGCAAGGGCTGTCGCCGGGGTGACCAACAGGTTCAGACTGATTTCACCACCGGCCAGCGCCGATGATCCAAGGATGTAATGGTGCTCCCCGTTCGCCCTCACGAGGTATCCGGCCGCGAACCAGTCGACGAACCCGAACGCGGTGGGCAGTCCACCTGTTCGAGTGATGTTGTCCACGATGACGGATGATCCAGAGGCCAGCACGACCTCGGCGGCGAACGTCCAGTTGGCCACCAGCAGCCCGCACGGCGGCGAATAGACGACCCAGTTGCACCCACGCTGCATGAGCCGGCGAGGGGTGTTCCGCTCGAACAGTCCGGAGGCCCCACGGAACCGCATCTCAGCGAATGGGCCGGACGTTTTGAACGCCGTAAGGTCTCCGGTGAAGATCGCTGCCGCCGACGATCCGGTGCCGCCCAAGACGGTGCAGCGCGTGACGGTGAGCTTTACGACACCATCCGTTCGCCCCGGCAGCAGCACCGACATCCATACAGCCCAGCGAATCTGTACAGCCAATTCGTCGCGGTCGAGCGTGATGGACTGGCGGATCTCCCCGTGATCCACCCTGGCGGCCGTCCATGTGTTCCCGCTGACCGTCACGTCGCGCTCGTAGCTGGTCAGGCGGACCGTCTCCGTTGCCCCGATGCGGTCGATCGTGAACGTGAACAGGTAGGCCTGTCGACCGAGCGCCCCGAGCGTGGTTCCCCGCGTCTCCCCGGCCCCGGGCGCGTACTCGGCGGCGACCTCGCGCCATGCCGTCGTCACCCTGGCCAGCCCCGGCGCCTGGAACTTCAGTTCGAACTCGTTCCGGACGTGCCTCGCGAGGATGGCCAGCGAGACGACCGTCATATCGTCCCAGTTGGACGACAGCGGAAAGTGCAGGTTGAGCCGGTTGGTGGAGACGCTGTCCACCCGGACCCACTCGGCAGCCCCAGCATTGCCCAGATGGACGAACTGGTTGGTTCCGATCGCGGCCCCGTTTGTGACGTCGATGAAGCTCGCCCCGGCCGATGCCGTGGACGCCAGCCGGGCGGACTCCGTCAGCGACGGGATGAAGTGTGCCTCGACATCGCCGGCAACGTCCTGGACCCAGCGCAGGAACGAACCGACCTCTGCCGGCGTGGTCAGGATCGTTTCGCAGGACACCGGCCGCTCCGGGACCCCGTCGAAATAAGCGTCCGCCGTCTGGCGCCCCCGGCCGAGGGCCTTCCTGTCGACTTGGATCTCGACGGCGCCGCTGGCTGGCTTCTCTTTCCACGGGGTGCGAAACGGCCACACCTTCGGGGTGCTGGCGTCGGCGAGTGCGGCACCCGTCGCCCAGCTTACGGCGGCCGGGGCGAGCGCCAGCGTCGCGGCCGAGTTCTCCACGAGTTCGAAGGCATACTGACCTACCGACGCCCCGACCGCCTGCCCGGTGATGGTGAGATTCCCGACGATGGCCGGGGCGACCCAGTCCCAGGCCGATGGGGTGGTGATGGTGGCGCCAGCCTCGAACGTGCCCCAGCCGTCATTCCACGCGATCAGCAGGCCGCCAGACACCGGAGCCGATGCCCAGTCGGCGCCACGGACAGCTAGGGGCCAGCACGGCACCACCCAGGCACGATCCTCGGCCTCCTGCGCCACGTTGCGGAGGGTGGCGAACGCATCGGCTGACAGGGTCGCCCGCCAGCGCATGGTGCAGCGGAGTGTGGCACCGACCGCCCGCCGCGTCTCCCGGCCCGTCAACCCGCGCACCCGCTCGGTGGGCACAGACACCGTCAGCCCGACGGACTCCGTCCACGATGGCGCCGCCGTGACGAGGTAGCCCGCTGCGATGTTGTAATCAGGCACGGGCGGACCTCCGGAAGGCGTCGTGCGCGATGGCTTCGATGTCGTCCTGGTTGGCCCTCAGCCACTCGGCCCGGTCAAAGAATACGTTAACGTTAACCGGCCGCCCGCTTCCCCCGCCGCCGCCCGAGACGCTGCCGATGTCGGCGCCGTTGTTGATTGCCTGGAGTGCCGAAAGATTGCGCTTGGTGGCAGCGGCGTTGATTACCATCTCAGGCCCCTTTTCTCCGACCATGGCCAGCGTTGGGCGGCCCGGGGTGAGACCACCCGATGCGAACGCCGACATGGCCAGTGCAGATCCTTTCACGACTCCCATCGCCGCGGAGATCGCAGCCGGAGCCATGGAGGCAGCGCCGCCGAACGACGCCGTTGCGGCAAGCGTTGCAGGTGCAGCCCAAACGGCAGAAAGGCTGGCCGCCTGAGCAGCGGAGACGGCAAGCGCCGCAGCGGTTTCAGCCGCCTGAATCGCCCTGCCTACGGTGGCCATCATGACCCGAGTCATAACCCACCGGACCCCCATCTGAACAATCGCCTGGACGATCTGCGTCAGGATCGAAACGCCGACTTCACGGAGCGCAGCCGCCCAAGACTTCGTCCCCATGATGAGTCCGGTGATTCCGTCGCTGATCGTCGAGATTGCGGAGTTGAACACGTTCTCGAACGCCTGTGCCGCCTGACTCGCCCACGTTCCCCACTCGGCCCGCAACCGCATCAGTGTGACGCTGAAGTTCTGCTGCCACGACGAGGCATCGCCCTGGAGCGGCATCGGGCCTTCCTGAGGTGCCCCGGCGTACATATTGCCGTGCACCGTCATCGGAGCCAAGTCGACAGGTTCCGCAGCCGGCTGGCTTGACCTCCTGTCGGCGAGCATCGCCTGGAGCTGGTCTCGGTACGTCCGGCCGTTTCCTTCCGTCATCCCCATGGCTTCGAACGCAGCCTTCCGCTCCGCTTCGAGGTTCGCCATCACGGCATCTCGATTGCCGGGGAGATTCGCCAATGACGTGGCCACCCGTTTCTGGAAATACGGGACGGTCGTTTTGGCGAGTAGCGCGAGAGTTTGGTAAAGCGTTTCGAACGCATCCCAGACGGCTTCGAGCAGCACCTTGCGGAGATAGAACCCGGCCCGGACGAACGTGTTCTTGATCGCCGTTTCGATGCCTCCGTCGGCACCGAAGAAGTTCATGAGCTGTTCCCGGAGGATTTCAACCGACGCCTCGAACCCTGCCCCTACCGAAACGGCAATGAACCTGTCCAGTGATCCACCACGCCACTCGGCCAACCCAAGGGCGATGAGTTCGCCGATCTGTTTCCCGAGCCCTTCCCAGTCGAAGGTGAGAATGTCCGTCATTCCCTTCTTCAACTCGTCGAAGATCGGAATCGTCGCCGCGGCCGAGGCCTGCTGGATCGAATCCTTGACGTTTGACCAAAGGGTGTTGAACGACGACGCCCCAACCTTCCCGGCTTCGCTGAAGGCCGAGAGTTTTTCGGTCAGGAACTCGAACAGCATCCCGGCTTCCCGGGCACCGTCAATGTCGGCCTTGGTGATCCCAAGGATTCGAGCCGCCGCCGCGTTCTCGTTGATGTTGCCGGTGAGCAGCGCCCGCGATTCCTGAAGGATCTGCTCCGACCTGATCCCGAGACCGGACAACGCCTGCGACATCAGGACGATCAAGTCGACCTGCTTTTCCAGCGGGATGTTTGCCGACGTGGCGGCGCCCGAGATGCCCTGGAACGCAGTGACAAGTTCCTCGAACGTGGCCGGCGATTCCTTCGCCTTCTGCTTCAGGAGGTCGACAACCTTCCCGGAAACCAGCATCGCGGAATTGAAGTCCTTGAAAGCTCCCGGGTTGAACTGCTTTTGGATCGCAGCGATGCCGAGCTTTGCCGTCTCCAGCGTCGCGTTGAATCCGACGCCGGCCTTCACGATCGCACCCAGCCCAGCCGTCAGCCCTCCAACACCTACGAGCCCGAGGGCCGTGGTGGTGAGCGACCGGGAGAACGCAGCCACTCCGACGCGGAGCTGTTCGAGTCCTGCCAGGACGCTGGCTGTCCCGGCGAGGCTGAGTCTGATTTGGACTTGGCTCATTGTTCTTCCTCAGTTCCGGCGATGCGCTGGAGTTCACCGACGAACTTCTTGGCCGCGCTCGCGCCATCCTTCGACCACGCCGCGTTGATGGATGTAACCAGCACGTTAACGTCCCCGATCTGTTTCTCCGCTCGCACCCGCAAGCAGGCCTTCTCCAGTGCGCGAAGCTGAGGAAGGCTCATGGAGGTAAGCTCCCGGAGACCTCGCCCCGACAGCGCGGCGATCCGGAAGATGTAATCCGTCAGCGAGACGGAACGGCCGGGTTGAAGGCCCCGGGTGCCACCCTCCGGATGGCGCGACTGCGGCGGGCCAAGAAGGCGAAAAAATCCTCGTTCACCTTCTCAACTGCCTCCGCGACTTCGGTGCGAGCCCGAGGGGTGAGAGTGTTGGCCCATCCGGCTTCCTGGTTGCACACGAGTTCGATGAACTTCGGCTCGTCAAGGGCGACGTCGAGCGCGGTGTCCCAGAGGTCGACCGGGAGCTGGCGCACCTTCACGGTAACGACACCGCCACGCGAAAGCGCAAGGGTGAGGTTCGCACCACCGAGAACTGTTTCGAGGGGGTTGGATTCAACCGAGGTCTGATCGTTCATTGTCACTTCCTGGTGTTCCGAATTTCCGCCGTGAGATCCGTCATCGCCTTCATGGCATTCTGGAAGTCAGCGCGGGTCGCATCGTGGGCTTCCTTCATGTCGGACACCCGCTCGTCGGTGTCTCGCTTGTCGTCGGCCTTCGCCTGAATCACGAAGGAGATAAACATCCGGATCACGTAGCCGGTGCACGCGATGGCTGCCAGGGTCGTCACCATGAGCAGGTAATCGACACTTTTCCCGGTGAGTTTATCCGCCACCGTCTCAAGGCCCGGGACGACCTCGGCCATTGCGCGGAGTGGGACGATCATCCAGAGGATTGTGGCGATTCTGGCCCAGACTCGGATGTTCTTCGGTAGGTGCTTCATCGTTCAGTTGTTGGCATTTCCTGCGGTGATTGTTCCGGCAACCCCGATGCCGCTTCGGCCCACCCAAAACTGTCGCGAGGTAACTCGATTCGTTGCCACCCCAAACAGGTCCTTTGCCTCGACCGTGAAACTGTAGATGCCTGGAGCCGGGAGCGCGTCGAGACTGTTCCGACGTCGCATGCTCCAGTCTGACCAGTCCGTGAGGCCGTCGATCCGCCATCGCGTGATCACGCTGTTCTGGTACTTCACCGTGTTGACCCAGCGAGAATCAACAGCCGTCCAGCGCCAGAAAAGCGGCAATTTGCCTTCTGTGACGTTCCCCGTCTCAACGATGTCGAGCGAGACCACTGGGGCCGTGGTGTCCGCCACGGATGTAACCGAGGCGCCCGCGTAGTTCGTGGCCATCGCATTCGTGCCGAGCGTGGTGCTCACGATGTAAACCGGATTGCGGCCGAGCGTTACGGCACCGACGTTCGTCTGGATCTGGAGCCCGTAGTTGTCGAACACCGCGAAGTTGGTTGCAGGCAGAGTGACGATGAAGTTCGTGTGCATCACACGGGGCCACGTCGCGAGCACTGTCTGCCCTGCGTTGCCGAGGAACACGTACGCTTCGATGTTGGTCGTCGCCGCCGTGTTGGTCACCGGCCCGACTGGAGTCCCTCGCCCGACGATGTTGGCGATCCAGAGCATTCCGGCGGCCCCTGGCACCAAGGCATCGTCCTGATCGTAGGAGTAAGGCTGCGTATCCGGCCGCTGCCACCCGCGATCCGTTGCCCGCTGGTCGTACCAATAGACCGGGATGCCGCGGCCGATGTTCCGGAGCGCCATGCGGGTCAGCGTCGAAGGGGCCACGAAGGCGGTGCGGGTGTAGAACTCTTCGTACCACCACGGATAAATATGCGTCCCGCTGGACAGCCACCCGCCCGCGTTGTGCTTGTTTCCGACTGACCAGATTCCAGACTCGCTGTTCCAGACCACCTTCCCGATGCCGGCCGCGAACCGCTGGAACTGCTCTGGCCTCGGGTCGAAGTCGGTGTCGTTATTGTCCTGCGGGAGCGAGTACAGATGGCAGGAGATTCCGTAGATGTTGGACTTGGTCGTCGAGTCCAGAAGGTTCCAAACCTGCCCGAGGTTGTTGGTGCTGTCGTACCCGCCACCGGCAATGATGATGGCCGTCGGGTCGCTGGCTTTGATCGCAGCCACCTCCACAGTCATCATGTTGGCCACCTGCGCGGAAGTGAACGTGTTACCGCTCCACGTCGCGTAAGGCTCGTTGTCGGTCTCCCAAACGTGGATGTCATCTTTGTACCGGGAGACCAGAGTCCGAACGAATTCCCCGAGGTAATTGGTGTTGATCGTGGTTCCGCTGTAGGCCCACGTCGGGACGCCCTTCATGTCGCCGAGCGCACCCATCATGCTGACGTTACCCCGCATTCGAGCGATGGCGGCATCCGACTCCGTCCAGTTGTAAACCGTGTTCGTGGTCGGCTGGATGCGGGTCCAGAGCGTCGCCTGCGCAACCGACATCAACCGCGTATCGCTGATGCCCCACGTAAGATTGGACACCAGCGCAGACGGCTGGGACATCGCGTGCGTCCGGATCAGGGTGTTGCTTGCGACCGTCTGCGGGTTGGCCGCGAACGCTGCCACGGAGTACGAGCATTCATCCCAGTCCCTATGCCGGCCCGCGATGCGCGAGAGCACCCGGTAGGTGCCAGGCGTGTTCGGCGGGAAGATGATGTTTGTCGAGTGCCCTGGTGGAGCGATGAAGCTGGTGACTAGGTTGGTCACCAAGGCGTTCTTGTAGTCGTAAACATCCGACAGGATCGTGATCGCGTTTGAGCTGCCGGCGTTGTACGCGATGGCCTTGAGTTCCACCCGATCTCCAGCCAGGAACAGAGCCCCGTTGCGATCAGGCGTGATGACCACTTCGACTTGATCCTTGGGTGCCCACGGGCTCGCGTTCGTCCCTTCCTCCAACTGGATGTTGTCCACCCAGATTGCCACGCCAGCCGATCCAGAGTGCTGGAGCGTGATGTAATGCTCACGCCCAGGAGTCAGGCTGGCGGCGAACTTGTTCGTCACTCGCTTCCATGAGTTCGTCGGCATCGCGCCGAAGTTCCAGGTGAGCGCGTTTGGGTAAGGAAGCCCAGACACGGCAGGAATCACCGGGACAAGGTTTCCTCCGAGGACGGTGGACGGGTCGTTGCTTCGGGCGTCGAATGTCAGGGTGTAGTTGCGGACCTCGTTGGTGACGCCACGGAACCGGAAAACCGGGGTGTAGATTTGGAAGCGGGCCTTGTCGTTGGAAATCTTCGCCGAGAACTTCCCGGACCCTGACCAAATCGAACTGTCAGCAGCATCACGGACCCAGGTCACCGTGTTCGAAGCGTAGGTCTCTCTGGCGAAAAACCAGTCACGCGAGAAGCCGAGTTCAAACGACGAATTCGGGATCAGGTTTCCAGGAACCACGTCCGTCGTGTTCGTCGTGGTCGCTGGCGAGTAGTCTGCCAGCAAGTGCGTCGAGTTCGCGAGCAGGCCACTGGCCACGAAAGCCTCGTTCGTGATCGGGGTGAGGTAGATGGCGGCGAGGTAGTAGTCAGCAACCGAACTCGTGGTAGCGTTGGTGAACGCCATTGCAATGTTGGTGAAAGCCACGGAAGGACTGAAAACGCCGCAGTCCTTCCAACCACTTCCGCTCGTCCAGTACGCCTGCCCAACCGCGTCCCCGATCTGGATGCGGATTCCACCGGGCTTACTGAAGTCGGAAAGCGCCCTGAGATAAAGTTTGTAGGCACCCGCACCATTCGTCGCCGGGATCGTCCCAGGCCAGTCGTTCGTTCCGATTCCGATTCGGATGTAGGGTCCGCCTTCCTGATACCTGGCGAACGAAATGCTCGGAGTCCAGCCGGACTGCTGATGGAGCGTGAGCTGGTCGCCAAACAACGCGAGGCCCTGCGCGGCGCCCGATGGCAACGCCACGAGCACCGACAGGAGCGCGAACAGTCTGGCGGCGAGCTTCATCATGCGCGGGCGAACAGTTCGTCGGCGCGTTCCTGCCCGAACAGTTGAGCGCAGGCACCTTTCGCTTGGGCGGCCATGGCCCGGCCTGGAGTCGAACCGTCGGGCGGCCCCTCTACGCCTTCACGTAGGGCAAGCAACTTGTCCCACAGGTCGGCAATGGCGTCGTTGTTCCTCGCGACTGCGCGGATGGTGGCGCGCTCCTCCGGCGTGAACCGGTCGAACATGTCAACGATCAGGTATGGCTCGACGATGGCGGCCCGCCACGCATCGAACGCAGGACGCACGGAAGCGATGTGCTCGGCCAGTTCCTCGTCGGTGAA